ACAGAGGTAGTTAATAGACCACAGATATCAGTAAGAAACGAATCAGCCTGGACTAAATCTGGTGTGGCAGTGACAGCCACATCAGCCAGTGATGTAGCCAGACAAGCAGGACTTGACTGGTCGGTATCACTACACGATGTGACCACTACCTATCAGATTCCAGGTAAAGGATTACCCTTCCACATACCAGTCAATAACAAAAAAGCAGTTGTTAAAACAACACCAGCAGGTGAGGTAATACCACTTGGTATTGTCGGCAACAAGTACAAACCGCTACAAAATGCTGAAGTATTCTCAGTGCTAGATACCCTGATTGATTCAGGAGATGCACGGTATGCAGCAGCAGGTGAGTATGCAGCAGGTGCCAAAGTATGGATGCTTATGCAGTTGCCTATTGAAATGGAAATCAAAGGTGACCCACACGCAGCATTCCTGCTAGCCAAAACTACACACGATGGCAGCGGTTCAGTTCTTATCCGCCCTATCATTGAACGGTTATTCTGCCACAATCAGATTAACAAAATCTATCGGGCTACTGATAAGAAGCGTACCTATATGCTACGTCATACAACTAACTCTAAGTTAGATGTTAATGATGTCCGTGGCATTCTTGATATTGCCTACACAACTATTGATGACTACACAGTTATGTCAGAAGCAATGCTTGAGCGTCAGGTTACCCGCCAGCAAGCAGTGGATTACTTCAAGAAAGTATTCCCACTGCCTAGTAAGATAGAAGGTGCACCTATTCCACTGCTATCTGCAGGTGAAAAGATGCAACGCACTAATGCCCTCAATCACAGAGCCAGAAGCCTAGACATATACGAGAACAGTCCTACTCAGGAGAACATCCGAGAGACTGCCTTCGGTCTATGGCAGGCAGTTATTGAGTATGCCGACCACGGCAAACCAGGTAAGTCAAAGTCACTAGGCGTTAGAACAATGTCAGGTGGCAGTGATAGCCTAAAAATAAGAGCACAAGAACTAGCACTAGCATAGGAGACTAACAATGGAATACATACACCAAGAACCAGACGGAACTACAGTTAAATACACAGATGAAATGATTAAGGACCTTATCATTTCAGAGAAATGGGCAAGAGAAAAACATACTGTTAATCTAACTAAGGTTAACTTCATACGTAGTACAGTGCACGACTTCTTTGAAGAACGCTACGATGACCCAAGCGAGCAAACTGATATCATCTGTACCGTGGATGATGTCAATGCGTTGCTTAAAGAAATTGATGCAGATATATTGAAGAGTAGTTACTGCGTAGAAGGCAGGATTACTTTCAGTATATCTGGCATTGTTGCAGACAATGAAGATGAAGCCAGCGACCTAGCATACAATAATGTTCGCCTTGAGTACGATGATGAAGGCGAACTAGGTGATGATTGGTCAGTTGAAATCACAAGCATTTCTAGGGATTAACTAATGCCCAAGATAGCAGACCATACCTATGATGAGGCACTGCTATCTAGTAAATGTATGGCAGGTAAGCACAAAGAATGCAGTGGTATCGTGGTCATCGGTATCCGTGCATTAAGGAGACAGTGTGTTTGCCAATGCCATCTCACATCAGAGCAATCAGATACCCGTTCTATCTGATACACTCTGCCTACTGAGATGGGCTGGAGTTTGATTAGTCTCCTTTTCCAGCCCGTCTCTTTTACAAGGAGACAAGGGACATATGAGAATAGAAATAGAACGTGATAGATACGGACGACCATTAATAATTCCTAAAGCAGGAGGCAAGCCAGTTGCTTACACAAGAGCAACTACAATTGCTAACAGTTTAGATGACGGCTCAGCACTAACAGCCTGGAAGATGCGTATGGCTGCAATAGGTTTAACAGTACGCAATGATTTACTACTAGCCATCAGTGCAGCAGGCGATGACAAGATGGCTATTAACAAGTTGATAGAAGATGCTATGGAAGTAGCAGGGGCTGGGCGTGCAGCCAGTATCGGCACAGCACTGCACGCAATAGCAGAGAAACTAGATTTGGGACAGTCACCTGGCCCAATACCAGACGAGTGGGCAGCGGACATCCGAGCCTATGAATTAACAACAGGACATCTCAAGAAGTTCTTTATAGAACAATTCTGCGTGTTGGATAAGTACAAGATTGCTGGTACTCCCGACAGGATAATTGAATATAAAGGTGAGAAGTTCATTGCAGATATAAAGACTGGTCGCATTGACCACCCAAACAACATCGCTATTCAGTTAGCAATTTACGCCAACGGCTCCCCGTATGACGTTGCTACGGGTCGCCGTGGTAGTTGGGGTGATATCAATAAAGAGAAAGCAGTTATCATCCATCTTCCAGCAGGAACTGGTCTATGCAAATTAGTTTGGATAGACATTAAAGAGGGCTGGAAGGGAGTACAATTCGCAATGAAAGTAAGACAGTGGCGAGACAAGAAAGGTCTCGTTACTCCATTTGAAGAACAGGAGACAATCAGTGGCTAGCACTGAAGCACCTATCAGTATCACAGTTAAGACAACAGCAGGCTCACTAGTAACAGTCCGTGCAGAGCACGGAGATGAACTAGACCAGTTGGTAGCAACAGCATTGGAGGCTATCAAGTCAGCAGTAACAGAACTTGAATCAGCCATCAAAGCAACAGCACCAACAATAATGGCACCAGCACAGATAGCAGCAGCACTTAGTACATCTATCGTTGACACTGGAGGCTGGTCATCAGCACCAGTTGTTCAATCAATCGGTGGCAAGAATTGCCCTCACGGCAAGATGACTGCTATCCAAGGGACAGGTAAAGATGGTTCCACTTATCGTGGTTACTTCTGCCCAGCACCAAAGGGTGCAATTGACAAGTGCAGAAATGTATATGTCAAAGCAGGCTCACCAGAATGGAATACATTTGTTGCTGAACAAGTAAAGTAATATGTGGCTCTGTAAATTAATTGGTCATAGTTACTATGCTTCAACTACTAAGGCAGAAATATTCTGCGTAAGGTGTGGAAACAAAATTGCGTACACTCAGGCGTAGTATCAACAAAGCAGAGGTAGGCGGAGAACCATTACCGCCTGCCTTTGCTGCATTTGAACGGGCAGGAATTATCCTGCGCCGTGCAGAAATTACAATGATTGCTGGCGCTCCAGGTGCTGGTAAATCATCTATCGCACTGGCTATTGCAGCCAGAGCAAAGGTACCTACGCTGTACTTCAGCGCAGATACTAATGCTCACACTATGGCTATGAGATTACTTGCTATGTCTAGTCGCATTACACAGACAGCAGCAGAACAGATGCTCAAGCGTGAGCCAAAAGCAGCAGAAGATATACTTACCCTTAACAATCATTTGTTCTGGTCTTTTGAATCCACTCCCACTCTTAAAGATTTAGATGAAGAGGTCAGTGCATTTGAAACAGTTTGGGGTAGAAGTCCTACACTTATAGTTGTAGATAACCTAATGGATATTGCAATGGATGGACACGAAGAATTCCAGGGTATGCGTGCAGCAATGAAGGAGTTGAAGTATCTTGCAAGAGATACCAACTCCGCCGTGCTTGTTCTGCACCATACCAAGGAAGGCTTTGATAACTATCCTTGCCAACCTAGGTCAGCAGTACAAGGGCTGGTCAATCAGATACCAGCAATGGTATTAACTATCGGTCAGATGAAGCAGGGTGATGAGACCTATCTATGTGTAGCCCCAGTCAAGAACAGATACGGGCGAGCAGACCAGACAGGTAACAACTATGTCAGCCTAGCCTTCAACCCTGACAGTATGTATCTAGAAGATGTACAAATCAAATACTCACAGGAGACAATGTAATGGAAAGTAAAATATGGGACTGTTCATTCAGTCAAGAAGATATAGAAGTAACAATAGGTAGAGCAGTAACAGAAGGTGAATGGAATATAATAGTTGATGAGTTATATAACAATGATGCTCTTTACAATATGCTTCAGGCACAAGTAAGTAAGATTGCATTGGCAGCAATTGAGTAGTGCAGCCAAGCGCAAAGGTAGCGGAGCAGAACGAGATGTAGTTGCTTGGCTTAAAGCCAACGGCTATCTCTATGCAGACCGCAGATTAGCAGGTGCTACCCTTGATAAAGGTG